CTTCCGGAGAAGGAGAAAACACTGGCACCATTACCATCTTCTCCATCTGTGATAATATAATTTGCTGTAATTACGGTTCCATCACCACCAACTTGATCTCCAAGTTTCTTTCCAATAATACCATCACCAAATCTTATCTCATATTTTTCATCTTGAACTTCTTGAAGAATATAGATTCTGGAATCGGCAGTGGTATCTAAGATATTGTCGATTGCCGAATATTCAATCCCCAAACCACTTTCGGATGTTTTTCTCACATATACTGAAAGTGTAGAAGTGTCAATATAGGAATTGTTTAGAATAAATCTTTGGTCGAGAGATCCATCATAATTAAATCTCTTTGTCAAATACGTTCCTTGATAAACATCTATATTGCTGAATGTTGCGATACCATCAACAACAGTGGTGGTGATATTTTCTGGTATTGAGAACGTATAGGTGGTATCATTTGCGTTCCCTACGCACACCAGACCCCTCTGTAACGTTAGTGTAGGCGTGTCTTCGCTAGTTGATACCGTAAAGGATATTGTCGCTCTTGCTGCCGTTCTAGAGCGTGGTACGTATCCAATATTTCTTGCTAAAGAGACGACATTCTCACGAAGTGTTGCCGAATCCAAGAAGGATTCATTGACAATCATATTCGAGTTGAATGCAGTGATATAGGTGTTGTATGCCAGTGTATCAATTAAGACAGAGAAATTCGATCCCTCAAAATCAAAGTCACTAAATGTGCTATTTGCACGAAGATAGTCCTTGATTGAGGTCTTTATCTGATCAAAATCTAGATTTGTAAACTTAGTAAAAGGCATATTATCTTGCTGCCTCTAATAGAAATGAGTATTCTTGTGTCGGAAACTCTTGACCTACAATATCAAAGATTACAGTGACCTCAAATTCATTTAAATCTGGACGAGGATCGACAAGAATCTGAACATTTTCAATCCTTGGTTCAAAATTATCAAGTGTAATTTCAATTTGTTGTTGAATTACAGATGCAGTACCAAAATCAACAAACTCAAAAAGACTTGAACGAACTTCGGAACCAAGAAGAGAGTTAAAAAACCTCTCAGTTGGTATGGTTTCTACCAAATTTCTTACAGATCTTCTAATTGCATTCTCATTTTTAAGGATTGGCAAGTCCTTTGTCACTGGATGTGGTTCAAAGGACAAACTAATATCTTTAAATGATCTTGATATCCTTTGAACCGCCATTTTGGTTAGAGTTTTCTGAACTTATTTATACCCCAGTTCCATAAGAAGGTTCGGTTCCGTACTCCCAATCATCATAATCTTCATCATTACGAATTTTTTCATGTAATTCAGTTTGTTTTTTGAGATCATGACGTGGTGCAAGGTCGTGCATCACTTCTGTAAGCACTCTTTTTGGTTTTTGTTGCATTGAACCATAATCTGAGGCGAGTTTTGTGGTTCCCCACATCTCCCTCATGTATTCTTTGTTTCTATCCACAGGCGAATTTCCCATTTTAGCTCCTGATTCATACAAATCAGAACTTTTAGAGGGGTTGCTATCCCTTATTGCTATTTATTTTCACGTTCTTGAGCGGTTTTCCAGTGATATTCGTCCTCATCACCCATACCAAGACGATCATAACCACATTCTACCTGATAATATTGTGTCGAAACCTTAAAATCGGGCATTTTTGGTTCTGCAGGTGTCAAACTATTGTCAAAAATACGTAATCTATTGTTTGGATAAAGAGCATATTGACCATTATTCAGTTCAATAAGGTTATGAGACTTGTGTTCGGCAGGATTTTCACTTGTTGCCCAGTCTACCATGTCTGGATCACGGTGATAATTGTCAATTGTGCAGACATATGTACCCTTCTGAATACCAAAGTCCCGTGTATAACACTCAAAGTCCATACTACCAATGAACTTTTTATCAATACTGACTACACCATAGTCCATACAGTTCCAAAACTGTAGGTTTGGTAAGTTCATATCAGGGTCTGGTGTTTGTGGACGAGATAAAAAGGCACTGATAGGTAACTTATCGTACATTGCCGCATATTCTGGCAAATAAGTCTCAAAATAAAAAGCGCGTCCAGGAATCGACTTTGCCGAAACCCAAACGCCCTTGACAAATTCACCATGACCACTTTGATGGTCTGTAAGATATTCTTTACGAACCCATACTTCAACAGATGGAAGGTTGGTGATAAGACAACTCATAAGACTTTATTGACTGTCTTATTTAACCCTTACCTTGACCACGATACTTTTTCTTTGCTTTATTGCGAGAAGACGCTGCATACTTAGTATTCATGCCTGCTCCTTGACGAGTTTTCTTCGGTGCGCCCTCTACATAACCGCCACCTTTACGCATAGCCATTTGTTAATCTCCTAATAATTTCAGTTTCAAGATCTTCAGGTCTTGGAGAACCTGTCTGATAATACTCTATCGACAGGTTCTCCATCATATCGAAGTACTCCTCCTCTGTCAAGTTAGAGTACAGTTTACGTCCCTTACAGTAGATATTGTAAGACTCGTCAGCCATCTCAAATCACTCTTGTCTTTTCGTGACCGACTCTGATACGAGGATCGCACCAGATTTCAAAACCTGCTTCCTTTGCATCCAGACAGAATGATACATCCTCTCCACACATATCCTGTACTGCACCAGACTCAAAGACTTGCATCTTTGGTGCAAACCAGGGATACTTCATGTCTTCGTGCTCAAAGACACCGTGTTTAATCATCAACCATCCAAATCCAGCATAATCAACTGTAAATGGTTTACGACGCTTCTGAATACTTTCGAGTGTCTCATGATTCATGACTCCACCATTATTTGCAAAGTCTTCCTCATCTAACCAGTGTGCAACGGAAGTCGTTCTTCCATCTTCTGTGCAATACCAACCACTGGCAATGTCCTTGTCCATCAGAACCAACTGATAGAACTTTTCGGTATTAAAAACAATGTCACTATCAATCCACAACTGATAGTCATACTTTAACTTCCCGTCCCAGGGAATCTGGTCAGGTCCTCTCAGTACATTCGCACCCAGACACTTGCATCTTGCAAAATTCACCATCGATGAATAGTCTTGGGAAATCTGAATACTTGCTCCGTTTTGTACAAGATCAAAACACAATTGCACAAAATTTTTCAGATATGTATATGAGACTCCACGTCCAGGAAGACAAAAGACAATTGCCTTTCCTCTGATCATCTCTTTTGCTTTATCATAGTCCCACTCTGCTTCGCTTTGTGATGGTGTGGGTGCCTTTGCTTTTACGGTAAATCCTTTAGCCATAATAGAGTGTAATTACATCAGTTATCATACAGTATTATCTAGTATAAGTCAATCTTCCTTCACTTCGGTTATCACGATACAGTCTCCTTCAACTTCCATATTCACTGTGGTGCCTTCGTACCACCCAAAATCATTCAGTATCCACTCCGGAATCGTCACATAATACTCTCCAGTTATTGGATCGACTTCTACGGTTGTAAAATTTTCTCCGGGATTTTTTTGCATCTCTCTGTTTTCGTTCATTGATTTTATATAGCGAAAAAAATTTTTAAGAGTAAGAAATTATTATTTCTTTTTCTGATAAACCCACCTACCATTTTGTTTTATCCATGTAGTACCATCAGCACGAGTTCTAATAGTTCCATCTGGCAATGTATTCCAAGAACTTCCCTTTAATCCTTTATTCCAAGGAGGTTTATCAGATGGAATTAAAATCCACTCACCATCTTTCTTGATATACTTCGTTGGATTATGATTACCATATCTTGGATGTTGTCTAATTGTACCCTCTGGTAAACCAACCATTTCCATGTTTTCTTTATGTGTCCCCCACTTTAAATTTTTATAATGATTATTTCTATTATTACTATCTAAATGGAGAACCTCTTTATGTCCCTCAGGATTAGGAACAAATACTTCTGCAACTAATTGATGAATACTTTTTTTGATTTGTTTCAAAAATTTTCCATTTTCATCCCGTATTGAAATGTTAATACATTCATATTGATGTTCTGGACGACCTGGACGACCCCTGTATGCGGGTTTTAGATATATCAATCCATATTCGTTAACCTCGCCGTACTGACCATTTCTGTCACACTTGCCAGGAGCTCGATATGCTTTGCCGTCCTCAGTAATATAATATCCAGGGTACTGAGTCTCTTTCATATTCTCGGGAATTTTTATAGGAGGAAAATTTAAGGGTCTTGAATTTTTCAATGCATTTTTTCTTGCCCATTCTCTTTTATACTCTTTTCTTTTTTGCAAATCCTTATAAGGCATAATTTTATGTGCGGAATTTTTTTGTTCTCGTAGTTTTTATGATTGCATTTTAGCATATAATATAGATGCCTTTCGTAACACTTTGTAGACTAGGGGGACCCATGGGTTTTATATACACGGCGGCGACCGCCCCCAGGGGGGGACGGCGGGGCACTGCTGATTCACGAACGAATGGCGGTCACTCAAAGCAGGGGATCTTAGCGACTGCCTCATCATGGAAGGTCTCAGCGAACACCCCAGCAATGAGAGCGGCGCTGTGTGCTGTGCCCTGTAGGGTGTTGCTGCTGACCCACCCCTGCTGACGGGTGCTGATGTCAGAGGCAAGGCGGAAGCAGGTGGGGTTGCGTTTG